CACCTTTAGATAACCCAGGCCATAAATACTATTCATTTGATCTGACAGCCGCTACTGATAGATTCCCTTTACAACCTCAATACGAGGTTGTGAAGAATCTTCACGGTAAGTGGTTTGCAGACGCATGGAAAGATTTAATGGTTGGTGAACCATTTCTGTATGATGGGAAATTAATCCCTTACAGATGTGGTCAACCAATGGGTGCTTATAGCTCATGGGCTGTTTTCTCACTAACTCATCATCTAATAGTTCAATTCTGTGCGAATCAGGTAGGTTATCCACCTAACTCATTCATGCATTATTATCTACTAGGTGACGATATAGTGATTAGAGACGACATGGTTGCTATGGTCTATAGGGATGTTATGGAGGGATTAGGGGTTGAAATATCAGCTCCTAAAACTCTAATATCTGAAACAACTTTTGAGTTTGCTAAAAGAATCTTCCGAGATGGAATGGAGATTTCTCCCTTCCCCGTAGGAGGACTAGTCAACACGACCAATAAGTGGATAGAAATGATAATGGTCCTTGAAGAAGGATCACGTCGTGGATATTCAACTATTGTTAGTTTTGAATCTTTTAGAAAATTATGGAAGTTATTAAGAGATGCCAAAGTTAAAGGATACGATCGGAGAGATAAGAAATGGGTGAGAAAACAAGCCGCTAAGGCTATGTTATTTTACACATTTCTTAAACGATTCTCTGATATGTATTTAATTAAACAAACAATGCTTTCATTAGGGTTCTATTGGCCTTGTTCTAACGAGAGACATTTCATTAATGAAATTAAGGAATGGCTAGTCGTTGGAATGATCCATAAGACTCTAATGGAAGGTGAAATTCAGAAACAAAAGTACGAAGGTCTTGGAAAAGATCTTCTGAAACGGTTTCCGAAGTTCAAAGTGGATGCAATGTCTCGTCACTTCCCTATGTTGAGCGTAATGCAAGACCATCTTGAAAATCTAAAAGATAGTCTGGCTTTATCGCGTCAAAATATGGTCGGAAGACTTGATCATGTAAACCCTGACGGTACAACTATAGCTGACAAGATACTATGGAACAAGTGGGTGCAACTGGGTATTAATCCAGATCACATACTTCACCAAAAGTCTCGTGTCCGAGCTAGAGAAGTCCAATGCTCAAATTTACTTGAAGCAATTAAGGTTTGGAAGGGTGAGATTCTTAAG